CAAAATAGATGTTTGATTGCTAAACGCTTGTGGATTTGTTGCATCATCCGTTACAATTTGCAACTTACTTGTTGGCGCATTCGTTCCAACCCCAAACCTTTTATTGGTGTTATCCCAATAAAGGTTAGAATCCGCAGCAAAAGCACTCCCGTCAGAGAACTGAATTTGGCCGTCCGTTCCTGCGGGGTTGGCTGATATGGCAATATCCCCAGAGCCTAACAAGCTCGTGCTGTTTATTGTCTTAATGTTAGTACCGCTAACAAGCTCGGCCTGCAAGCCGTTTAAAAGATCGGCCTTTGTTATTTTCTTGGTTTCCGTATTCGCTACGTCAACAATAGGCAGCACGTCTGTACTTGCCGCACTTGCTAACGCGGTGAGCTGGGTTATTTTCTGGTCAGCCATAGCCCAAAATTAACCGCATTTAAGCGAAACGCTCGCAACAATTTAAGACAGTTGTTTACTTATTTGAGGCTACAATGTACCACTGCACACCGTCAGATTGCACCCAGTAAGTTTCCCACTTGCTAGACCAGCTCAACAGCTGCGTGTCGTTAATCGAGTAACCTGTGCCAGCATCTAGTATTAGCGTATGGTTTGCGCTTGTTTTAATAAAGCCAAAGCGCAAGCCTGGGGTAACGCTTGGAGGCGCTGGCAAGTCTATTGTAATATTACCGCCGCTAGTGTCGCAGGTAAATATCTCGTACTCAGTCGGGAAGCTTGTAACGTCGCTCGTTACATTTAAGCTATTGCCAAGCCTGCGCATCTGCCAAGAGAAGTCTACGGCAGTAGCGTCGTATTTTAGAGCGAGTGTATAGGTGCCATCTACGCCAGGATCTGAGGTAGGCGCTCCGTCGCTAACTTCTAGAAAGTCGTTAATAAGCTGATCGGGCAAAGCGCCTGTAATGTCCTCGGCTCTACCTACCTGCTCGCGTAATCTGTCTATTTGATTTTGAACATAGACGCGCTCAGAGGGTACGGGGTTATCTGTCTCCCCTTCGCTTATTACGTCGCCGTATGTTGTACTAATTTTAAGCCATTCGCCCTCCCAAGTTTCAAGCTGGGCCGAATATGTGCAGCCATTTAATAACCATGCCCCGCCGTCAAAGTACAAAGATTTGACAGCAGTAAGCCCGCCGTTATCGTGCCAGGTTCCGCGTATTGCGCCAATAAAGCTAGCATAAACTGCGCTACATTGATCTACTAGCGACTGCTGAAAGCTTTCACTATAGCCAGCCTCCCAGCCGTTGCCCCAGTCTGTTGGTTTTACCGAGGTTGCAAAAGTCGGGCCTACCATTATAGTTCCTAACTCGTATTTATCAAAGCCATCGTAAAATACCTGCGGCAAGTCCTTTACTATGCTATTTTGAATTGCGCTATTACCGCTCTGCGCCCAAGTGTTTTTAGTAAAGGCGTAGGGGTCGCTAGTTGTATAGCTTCGGCTTGCTGCTATGCTGCCGAGAAAATCAATAGGCGTGCTGCTTTTGATACTCCAGCTTGTTGTAAACGGGTTTTTAACAAAATTAAGTACTACCTCCTCAACTGTCGCCTCAACGTGAAAGCCTGTAATATTGGCCGCTGGGCCTGTGGTAATAGGAGCGCTAAAGTCTTCTACTATATTAATAGGCCAGCGCCGCTTAGACCCGCTGTAATATTTAAACGCCTTAAGCTTATAATTAGGCACGGTGGCCGAGGATTGCCAGTAAAGCCCGTCGTAATAGTAATAGAGCGAAGTAGGCGAGCCATCTACGCCGTAAATGCGCCATTTTACAACCTGATAAGCTACGTTTACGCTTGAGGCGCTAGCGCTTTCTATATTAAGCTGTATGCGAAACGGGTAGCCGTTCTCTAACCTGTCAAAGTCTAATTGCATTGCGCCCGTAGAAAATACCGCTTTCTTAGCGTAGGCTCCGTTAGCTTTTGTCAATTCAGAGCGACTAAGTCTTACAGGCGGCTGGTAATAAAGCTGCGGCTTGGCTTCCCATTGCGGGCGAGCGGGTAAGGTGCCTAAGCTAACGGCGTGCGTTAGTGTGGTAGTCCCGTTATAGTTCCCGCTCTTATCGTATTTGTGAAAGGTCAGCGTAGAGCTTAAATAGGTCGGGGTCTGAGTAATGTAATAGCCGCCGTTATCAAAATGTATTCTAGCCCCGAAGCCTTGCAGTATTAATTCCACTGCCTTGCGCGCGGTTATATAATCAAGCTCAACGCCTCCGAATATGTCAAAGTTATCGACAAAGGCCAAGCGGTGAAACCAGAAAGTATTTAATTTCTCGCTGCTTACGCTCTGAGTAGCGCTCTCGTATTGCTCTAAGCCGTCGAATATATAGTCATCCGTCGCCCCGAAATAGTCGTCTAGGCCGCTAAGTTCTAGGCATTTGCGCAGTAAATAAATGCCGCCTGCGTGATCGTTAGTAAACCAAGACTCATCTACAAAAAAGCCCTCAATTAAGTTTAACGCGTCTACTGCGGCTACTTGTATAACTATCTTGCCGTCTGGGTCTGCACGTTCAAAACGCATTTGATCGGCTAGCACTCGGCCAACATAGTATAAGTTTCCGCTCTTTAAAATTTTAATAGCATAGCTGCCCTCAGGGTCTGCGCTTATGCCTTGAAAAGCAGTAAGCTGCGCGTCTGTTGTAACAACAAAAGGCACACTTACACGGCTCGCCCTTATCGGGTTATCAAAAAAGGTGTCACTTTCGCCCTGCCTTTCTATTGTAAAACCAGGAGAAGCCAAAGCAAGCTCTACGGGCGTACTAGTGCCGCTAGGGCCGTCCCATAATTCGCAGGTATATTCAACGCCTGCTATGCTGTAAAAAGTGCCGTAGAATTGTTTAGCCATATTTCAAAGTTAGCCCCTGGCCTTATCTTTTTCGTATCTATTAACAGCTAGCCACAAGTCGCGACCGTCGAATCTGGTAGAAGCTACAAGCTCGCCGCTGCCTCCGCCTGTGTTAATCATAGACTGCAATTTGTCTAGCGGGGCAATTACCTCGGGGTTGCTCCTAGCGCCTGGGTATTCACCCATTAAGCCCAAAGTCGGGCCGCTGACTATACCTCCGTCTGCAAAGGCTGGTATTCCTTTATTTTGGAACGCCTTAAGAGCTGCGGCAGAAGCAACCAACGCGGCCCCTGCTATAATTGCAGTAGCTCCGTCTCCTATTTTTATAGCTGCTTTTGCGGCTTCAATAGCTATACCTTCAGCAATCAAAAGCTTACCAAACTGACTAAGAAAGTCAACTAAAGCAGAAGCAAACCCTTGGAAAAAGTCCTGAGCGTTACCTAGTTCGCCTGCTATTGCTTTGCCCATAGTTTCGGCAAAGTTTACAATGACTTGCGTTTCTAGGGCGTTAAGCATCTGGTTAAAAGCCTCTTCTATCTTTTGCAAAGAGGCGGCCCATTGCTCGTTATACCCTATACTGTTTCTTATGTCAATAGCTAGGCCCCTAGTGGCGTTTCTAAAGTTATTGGCAAAGTCTACGACCGACTGGCTAGCATTGTCTGCGCTTTCTGCTATAATGTCAAAAGGCCCACCAGCCGCACCAGGCAAAACTGCGGGTAAAGCAGCCGCTGGCATTCCAGGGGCAAGGTCTGCCTCTGTCATTGCTCTAGGCCTGCGGCGAGCTGATAAATTAGCTAAACGCTTCTCTTCCTCTTTTTGTAAAAAGTCAGTAAGGTTCTCCTGCATTGCCTGCTCAAGAGCCCTTTTATCTTTTAAATACTGCTCAAGGTCTTTTAAATCCTCTTCGCGTCTGGTTTGCTCGTCCTCAAAAGCCTTCTCTTTTATAGAGTTTTCAAAGTCTATCGAGTCAACTATTACCTGGTTTTTAAGTTCAATTAGGCTCTGGGTTTCCTCTTCTGACTTTTGCTGAATTTCGGCCAGTTGTATAGCGCGATCTATTAAGCGCTTTTTTTCTGTATAATAGGCACGCTCTGCGGCTTGCAACTGCTCAACAGTAGCGCCCTGCATTTTTAAGTTATGGACTTGTATTTTATACCTATTGTCTAGAGGTCTAAAATAGTCGTTTTCTAACTTTTTGCGAGCGTCTATTACTTTGTTAGCTGCCTCGTCTGCCGCGTCTCCTAAGCCCGTAAAGTGGCCAATTAAGGAGCCAAGCGCTATAACTATTAAACCAATACCAGAAGCAGCTAAAGCAATTCTAAAGGCCTTCATTGCGCCCGTAGAGGTTCCAACTGCAAAAGCATAAGCTCGCTGTGCTGCGGTTGCGGCAGCTGTAAAAATCTCGTTTTGTCTTTGTGCTAAGTTGTAAAGAGCAACGCCAGCAGAGGCTAATGCCATAGTAACTTGTACGCCACGCATTACCTTACTAAGCTTGTCGTTATCTCCTGCTAACAAAAGCGTAGCCATAGCCCCAGCGTTAACCGCACGGCTAAGCGCCTCCATTGCCTGCGTGCTCTGCTCAGCTCTGCGGCTGCCTTCCTCTAGGGTAAAGTTATTTTCAGCTCTAGCCTCGCTTAACTGCCTTACTGCTGACTCCTGGTCTTTTATCTCAATCTTTAAGCCAGCTATTGCGTCCTTTAGCTGCTTCTGCCGCATAAGGTCGCCCTTGCTTGTCTGCGCTAACTTATTCTCTAAGTTGATTAAGTCCTGCTTAAAGGAGGTTAAAATGCTACGCTGCTCGTTTATAGTCTGCGTCAGCTCGCGGCGCTTTACTCTTAGATTTTCCCCGCCCAACGCCTGCTCTAGTGCTTTTTTAGAACCAGCAGCGGCCTCCTCCATTTTCTTTGTGGAGCCTTTAACGACGTTAACCGCGTCGGCCATCCCCTTTTTGAGCTTCTCAAAGGAGGCGCTAATTATTACGTTTAAGTCTAAGTTACTAGCCATTACAGTACAATTTTAAAGCCGTTTTCTTGAGTTAAGAAAGCCCCGCCTTCTGTTAGTAAGTAGTTGGCAGCTATTGGGTACGTATACGAGTAGCTCAAAATATAATCCTGTGAAACTTGAACCACCCCGTCAAAGTCTGCGGCATCGTCTACGAACTCCTGCTCATTATCAAACTCGATATAAAAGACGTTAACGCCGTTATAAGTGCCAGGCGTTACCACGTTTAAGGCATTGCGCACAGCGTCGGCTAGCGTGCTAGCATCTTCGTAAGTCAGCGCTAGACAATCAATCTGCACCCGCGTAAAGTCTAGGCGGCTGTTTGAGTCTTTGGTTGGCGTGGCGTTAATACTTACCTCGCTATAAACTACGGCAGGGAAAGCCGAACCTTGAGGCAAGCGCAGCGGGTTAATTCGGTTAGAAACTAACGCGCTAACGCCCGCGTCATTGGCGAGTATATTATAAATTACTTTTGCGGCTCTCATTTAGGCGGGGTTAGCTTATCAAAAATAGCCTTATTCGCCTGTATTATATCCTTAACACTTGCCGCAATTTTCTGCTCCCAAGGGAAGCGCATTAAATCCGTAGGCTTCAGGCGCTTTTTAGAGTAGGGCATTACCATAAAAACAGCAAGCCATCTAGTCCGCTCCCACTCATTTCGGTAAGCCTGTTGCTGTGCTGCTCTAAGCCCCTTAAGGCGCAGCATAAAGTAACGCGGCGTTATTTCGTTAAATGCCTCTTCGGTTAGCAGCATTTCGCCGTAACCTATGGCCTTTAATTGCTCGAAGTCTAGCGGCCGCCGCTCGCCGCTTGTTAGTTTCCCTCTGTCTGCGCCTCTTCTGGAGCAACGGCAAAGAAAGTGCTAACAGCCTCCGTAAAGGCGTTTAAAGCGGGCGTAATCTCGGCAAGGCTAGCAACCTCTTCGGCTAACTCCTCAGCGTCTTTAAACGGGCATTTTTCGCCTATTTTCTTATAACCAGCCTGCACCCCGTAGAAAGCACAAAGACGGGCGAAGGCTAGCGTGTTTGCCATACCTTGGCCCGTCTGCGCGAGTTGGTCGAAGTTCTGAACGTCAGCGCCTTGCATTACGCGCTCTATTGCCACCATATTAAAGTAAAGCGGGTGCTTCTTGCCCCCTATTGTTACCTCTGTCATAGTGCAATAATACGCAAAAAGGCGTTAACTATTGCTTAAATAGTGCCGACGGTCAAAGCGCCTGTTCCTTGAATAGAAGCGCTAAAGGTGGCCGCGTCATTGTTTGGAGCGCTTAGGGTCAAGTTTGAAAAGAAAGCGCTGCCGCTCAATTTCAAGTCCCCGCTTACGTTAGAAGTCATTACCACAGTAACAGAAGTGCCAGCAAGCAAGTCTGTTACTACGTCCTTCCAGCTGATGCCAGTTACCCCGCCGTCTTCTTCAAAGATACCTTCGCAGCTCAAAGTCCAGCCAGCTTCGCCAGCTAAAAACTCCTTATAGCCTCCGCTATCTTTGTTAGTTACGTCGATCATGTCTTTTGTCAAATCGAAATCGCTAGAGGTAGCGTTAGCGATTTTAGTCAAGGTTCCGCTTACGTCTTTGTAGATCGCAATGAGGGTACCGTTTACAAGTCCTGTTGTTGCCATTGTATTACTATTTTAATTGTTTACTTATTAATGCGCTTAGCTCTTTTTCAATGTTAGCCTTTACGCTGGTTTGGTTTTTATCAAAAGCCCTAGAAAGAAAAGGATTAGGCGGCACAATAGTTACAGAGCCGTCGTAACGCTGGCGCTTCCAGCCTCCTGCAATTAGGTAAGCGTGGTAACCTTTCCAGCTGCCGTAAGTTCTAGCGCCGATAATTACGGCGCTTTTATAGCGCTTATTACGCTCAATAAAGCCAATAGAGGCCCGCAAGTTACCCGTGCGGCTATTTATTGCAGCCTGAGCGTCGTTAACGATTGGCTGGGCGCTTTTTTTTATAGCGTCATAAGCCTTAGACTCCAGCCCTTTGGTAGAGTTTTTAAGCTTGTTTACTATATTATTTAACCCCGTTACCATTGCTTTTTTAGCTCGTTAATTCAGTCAGCAAGTTAGCGTAAAGCCTGCGCTCTTTCTCGGCAATGTTCAAAATGTTGTAATAATTGCCGCCCCAGTTTATGCGCATTTTTACGTTAAAACCAGAGTCATAACGGGTAATAAAATTAACCCGCGTTTTATGTTCTCTTCTATCCGCGTTAGTAGGCTCCTGCCCAAAGTCGCTTTCTTTTACTTGCGCCCATACCTGCGCGTAAGTACTCCAGGACTGCGTCCGCTGCCCCGTGTTAGAGCTTACGCTTTCGGTGTAGCTCTCAATCGTTACTAGTTCGTCAAACTTGCCCGCGTCCATCAGATAAAGAAGTCTATTTTATAAGGATCAAGCAAGTAATGCAGGCCAAAGTCTAGTGGCTTCATGCCTGAGCTGCTGGTAATGGCTGCGCGGTTATCATAGTATTGACCGATAAGCAAAAGCGCCGCGTGCTTTACAGCGGTTGGAAACTTATTACCTTGGTCAGTTGTAGCGCTAGTAAGCTCAAAGCCCTCTACTAACTGTACAATGTATTTAGTTTTAGCGTCCGTCAAGCTAGGAGGGGCAGTATTAAAAAAAATATCGCGGCCATAGTTGCCCATAGGGTCGGGCGCGTCTATCCAGTCGGCAGCGTCAAAGGCAGTAACAGTGTTCGCATCGCTTATGTAATTGACTGAGGTAAGGCTAAGCACTCGGCTAGGGATACGCAAGTAATTCCCGCTAGGCTGCTGCAATCCGTTTACAGGGTTAACAATAGCAGCGAGCCCCGTATAGCCGTCGAAGCCGTAGCGCACAGAA